GCGCGGTGGTGGGCGGATTGAGGCCGTAACATCTTCCCCTAAGTCGCTTGAGGGTGGTCGTTCGCATTTCGTTATCATGAATGAGACGCAGTTTTGGTTGGAGAACAACAACGGGCATGAGATGGCGGGTGCCATTCAGGGTAACGTTGCTAAGGGTCGTGGTGGTAGTTTTCGTCGTTTAAGTATTTGCAACGCGCATCGTCCTGGTGAAGAGAGTATTGCTGAGCAGGATTATGAAGCGTTTGAGAAGATTATGGGTGGAGTTACAAACTTCACGAAGTTTTTCTATGATGCTCTTGAGGCGCCTGCTGATACTGATATTAACGAAGAGTCGTCATTGCGTCACGGTGTGTCAGTTGCCCGTGGTGATAGTACGTGGCTTGATGTGGATCGTCTTGTTGAGGAGATTCGTGATCCTCGTACGATTGTATCAGAGGCGCGCCGTAAGTATTTGAATCAGATTGTGGCGGCTGAGGATGCTTGGTTGACTCCGTGGAACTGGGATGCAATCGCTAACCGCAACTTGCACCTTAATGTGGATGATCGTATCACATTGGGGTTCGATGGTTCACGTGGCCGCGACCACACAGCGCTGTGTGCCTGCCGCGTTGAGGATGGTGCCATTTTCATTCTGAATGTTTGGAACCCTGAATCGTTCCCTGATGGCAAGATTCCTACTGTTGAGGTTGACCGCGCGGTGAAACATGCTTTCGCTACGTGGGATGTAGTGTCTTTCCGAGCTGATGTGAAGGAGTTTGAGGCCTACATTGACCAGTGGGAGGCACAATTCTCGCACAAGCTTGTCACGAAGGCGTCTCCAGGTAACTGGATTAAGTACGATATGCGTTCTAAGGGTAAGCGTGAATTCCTTTTGGACTGTGAGCGCTTCGAAGGTGCGGTTATTGACAAGGCACTGTCACATGATGGCAACCCTGTGTTGCGTCAACACATTCTCAATGCGCGTCGTCGCCCTTCGGACACCTATGACTTGATCGGTATTGGTAAGGAGTCTAAGGATTCATCTCGAAAGATCGATGCTGCTGTCACCGCTGTTCTAGCGTTTGGCGCGCGTCAGGAATACCTACGTGGCGGAAACAACCAGAGTAGTGGTCTGGCTATCATCTAAGGATTGACAAATGGCTTTGAAGGATATTATTGAGGATGCCCGCGAGGCTTTGGGGCGTACTCATAATACGTTGAAGGACGATTCGGCGTATTATGAGGCTAAGGTCATGCTTAGTACTCGTGGTGCGAAGATTCCACAGGAAGTGCAGGAGATGAAGGCCTCCGTTGGGTGGTCACGTCTTTACTTGGATTCCTTGGTGGCACGTATCGGTATTGATGGTTTTCGTTTGCCGAACTCCACCGATAGTGATGAGCGACTTATGCAGTGGTGGAAGGTGAATGCCCTAGATCAGGAAGCTCCAATCTCGTTTTTGGAGACTTTGATTCATGGTCGTTCGTTTATTGCAGTGTCCGCTCCAACCGATGAAGATATTGCGCTTGGTCATCCGGCAGATGCGCCTATCATCACTGTGGAGTCGCCTAATCACATGTGGGTTGATATTGATCAGCGTACTAAGCGTGTGAAGAGCGCTGTGCGTTTTTACTTTGACCCAAGTACATTGGTTAGCTCAGGCGCGGGGCAACAGTACACCGTGTACTTGCCGAACGAAACGATGTACGTTACTGAGGGCAAGTCTGGTAATTACATCATTGATGAACGCATCGTTCATAATCTCGGCATTGTGCCTATCATCCCGTCGTTGAACCGTGAGCGTGTCTCTGATCGTTGGGGGCGTAGTGAGATTATTCCTGAGCTCCGTAGTGCGCAGGACATTGCTACGCAGGTGATGGTGAATATGCGTATGGCTTCTGACTTGATGGCTGTTCCTCAGCGCTTGTTGTTTGGTGTGGAGAAGGCCGCTATTTTGCAGCACCAAGAGCCTGCTGCACAGTATCAGGCGTATATGGCGGGTATTTTGGCGTTTGAGAACAAGGACGCGCATAGTGCACAGTTCTCAGCAGCTGAGCTTTCTAACTACACGAATGTGCTACAGGAGTTGGCTAAGCAGGTTGCAAGTTACACAGGTTTGCCACCACAGTATCTTTCATTCTCTTCTCAGACCCCTGCGAGTGCGGAGGCTATTCGTTCATCAGAGTCCCGTTTGGTGAAGACTTGCGAGATGAAGGGTAGCATGTTTGGTAACGTGTGGGAGCGTGTGATGCGTTTGGGTATGTTGGTGATTGATGGTGTGATCCCTGAGGAATTCCAGCGTATTGAGGCTATTTTGGCTGACCCATCTACGCCTACCTATGCGGCTAAGGCTGATGCGGCGATGAAGCTTGTTGGTGGAAAGCCTATCATTCCTGTGCAGCAGGCACGTATTGACATGGGTTACACGCCTGAGCAGCGTGAGAACATGAAGCTTATGGATGAGGAAGAGAACGCAGAGTTTGCGGCGGCGCTGCTGGGAACTCCTACCGCTCGTTTCCCTTTGACAACTACTAGCGCCATTAAGGCTGTTGACCCAACAGTCACACAGAACACAGGAACGGGGAATGTGAATGGAAACACCAACGGTGGTGGAAGTGGATCAGGGTCAGTTGACGATTGATGATGCTGAGTGGGATCTTGGTCCCGCGTGCAGCATTGTCGATGAGACGTGTGAGTCATGCCAGTAAAGTATTATATTCAGCGTGGCTTCACGTATAAGGCATGTAAGTGGGATGGAACTAATTTCGCTGAAGTTGAGGCGTATGTAGCTACCTATGGTAACACTGTTACTCTAAACCCTGACACAACAATTTCATACAATGGGCAGGATTTTCCTGTCGGCACTATCTCATTCAATGGTGCTAACTTTGTGCACACTGATGTTGATGTGGCTGCTAATTATCAGCAGGTGAATGTTGCGCCTCCGTGGGATTGGCAGTTCACGCAGGATGTGAAGGCCCGTCAGGCTAAGGTGATGTCTGTGCCAGCGTTGATCTTGGGTGCTAAACAAACTCTCACTGTAGTGTGGGATACGCCAATGCCTAGTGCGTCATATGATGTCACTATCACTCCGCAGAGCGCAGCAACAGTTATCGGTAATGTAGCATATACATTAGTGGCTGGTAGCAAGACGGCAACGCAATGTCAGGTGGCAGTTTCGGGTATCCTCGCGGTCACCGTGGGGACAACGACCCTTGAGGTAGTTGCACGTCAGGCTTGAGTGTGCTACACTAAGTTTCAAGCGCAGAGGACCGCTGAAGTCCTCACTTATGGTCTTGGTGTAATGGTAGCATAACGGATTCCAAACCCGTTAGGTGTGGGTTCAAATCCTACAGGCCGTGCTTGACACAGGTGACATACTCCTGTATAATCACAGTATGTTGGTGGTCCCATAGTATAATGGTGAGTATGCCAGATTCTCAATCTGTGGGTCAGGGTTCAATTCCCTGTGGGACTGCGCTCTTAGTTTGTGATATAATCGACATGGCATGAATCACATGGTCTTAATACTAGAGGATAGGGCTACGGAAGCGTCTCTTGACAACGCCCTAGAGTTGCGCAACTCGACGTTTTACGTTATCGTATAACCGTATGGTCTTTGCTCTCATCGTATAACGGTGATTACGTGGTCTTGTCAAGGCTGATATCGGAGTTCAACTCTCCGTGGGAGCGCTCCCCCGATAGGGACGTCTAGCACGGGACGTTAACATGTGCTTCAATGGTCCATGGTGTAAACGGCGAACATGTCTGACTGTTAATCAGATGTTCCAGGTTCGAATCCTGGTGGGCTAGCGTTAGAAATATATTGCGGGGTAGAGCAGTTTGGTAGCTCAGCACCCTCATAAGGTGAAGGTCGCGGGTTCGAATCCCGCCCCCGCAACGTTGTGTATAGCTTAATGGCAAAGCGCTGGACTGTGAATCCGGTGATCAGGGTTCAACTCCCTGTACACACCCCAACGTGTCTTAGCTCATCTGGTTAGAGCGTCCGTCTGATACACGGGAGGTACTAGGTTCAAGACCTAGAGGCACGACGTTGGCCCTGTTCGTCCAATGGGAGGGCACCGCCTTTACACGGCGATGACGGGAGTTCGATTCTCTCACGGGGTACATGGAAAACCAGCATAAGAAAATTGACGGGTATCGTGACTTTGATGAAAGCACGATCAGTGACATTAATGTGATTAAGTCTTTGGAGAGCGCTGTAGCTGCGCGTTGGCGTCTGTTGTTGACAGATTCTAGTGTGGATGTGCGTGAGATGGCTTTGGCACGCTCGCATTTTGAGAATGGGTTTATTCACATGGTGAAGGCGATTGCTAAGCCTGAAAGTCCGTGGGAAATGATTTTGTGATACTTTGGGCAGCTTCACGGTATAAGTCCTGAAGTATCGTTTTTGGGGTTTTAGCTCATCTGGTAGAGCGCGTCCCTTGCAAGGACGAGGCGTAGGGTTCGAGTCCCTAATACTCCACAATGAAAGGGTGTGTTGGCGCAAGGGGCCGCACTTAAATCACCGCCTAGGGGCCTTTCATGTAACAGGCTGTAGCTCAGTTTGGTCAGAGTGCTCGGTTTGGATCCGAGATGTCGAAGGTTCGAATCCTTCCAGCTTGACAACGATTTAGTATAACTTTATGGACATCAATGAGTACGCGCAGCGCAAGTCTAATATCCTTGGTCGGATGTTGGCTGCGCTGTTTTTTGTGCTCCGTCAGTTCATTACACCGTTCATGACACGTCAGGCGTGGAATGTCCTCATGCATGTAGTATATCGTGTGATTAAGCCTTTTCGCGATGAAGCTACTGAGTTGTCTCGTCAATTTTATGATGACAATCGTGCTTCACAGACAGGGGAGACGCAGCGCCACGATATTTTCACGGATGATTATTTCCCGGAAGAGTGGATGCGCGAAACCCTGGAACCCACGTTTCGTGATTTTCAGAAGACACGGAATGCGGAAGGCGCGCTGACTGACATCTCCAATCGTTTGATTAAGGTTGTTGAGGATGCGCAGCGCCGCACACTTATTCGTGGTGTTGAAACTGACACGTCTCAGCCTGTGAAGGCTTGGGCGCGTTTTGATCCTCGCCCGCCTACGTGTGCGTTTTGCACGATGATGATTTCTCGTGGCCCTGTGTATCAGAATTCTACCGCTGGTTCTAAGCTTGACGATTTGTCGGCTGCGGAGTTGTGGGAGAAGAATGACACTGATGCTATGAATGAGATGATGAATAAGTGGCATCCGGGGTGTACGTGTGTTGTTGTCCCTGTGTATTCCACAATTTCATACCCTACGCAGCATCAAGAAGATGAGGCGTTCGAGATTTATAAGGAAGCACGTAAGCGCGCTAAGGCGAAGGGCGACGTGTCTTTCAAAGCCATCCTGAAGGAAATGCGCACAGAGTTGTATAGCAAGGTGCATGAACAGGATGAGGTTAGTCTTTCAACTGTCGCTTGATGGTTGATTTGTGGCGAGTCTGGAACTTGCTCAGTTACCCTGGAGGTATGTAGAAATGGCCGAAGAGAACGCTAACACCAATGTTGGTGATGGAAATACTCCACCCGCTGCTGTTGCTGTTGAGGCGACGAAGGTTGAGGATCTTCCTAAGTGGGCTCAGGATGAGTTGTCACGCGCACGTAATGATGCTGCTGGATATCGCAATCGTTTGAAGACTGCGAAGGATGAAGTCCAGGCTGAGGTACAGAAGACGTTTGATGACAAGGTTCTTGCTCTGACTAATGAGAATACAGAGTTGAAGAATAAGGCTACTGACTTTGACATGTCAATGTTGAAGTTGGATACGGCGCTGGAGATTGGTGTTCCTGGTGAGCACTTGAAGGCATTTGCGGCGCGCTTGCAGGGATCGACCCCTGACGAAATTAAGGCTGATGCTGAAGAGGTTAAGAAGCTTTTTGGCACTGGAACTTCACGCGCTACGGACCGTAGTGCTGGACTTGGCAATCAGAAGCCCGAAGACGCACCAAGCGCTTTCGCCGATTATGTCGGTAAGCAGCTTGGGTGGCCTAAGTAACTGAGCAAAGGA